ATGACGTTTCACAGTTTTCCAAAGCACTGGTTTTATTAACCATTGACGACCCACGGATCTCTTCTGCCCATCCCGTAGTTGTCGGGACTGTGTCGCCTATGTCGGCGTAAAGGTCAGTGTCATATATGGGCATATTCACCGCCGTGAATGGGCGGAGCGCACGAGAGACGACTTTGATGGTCCTAGGACGGTTATGGCGGCTTCGCCTGGCTGTCTATGTCGAGTAGACGGTGCAATACCTAGCGTCAAGGGTGGCATTGATTTAGACGGTCGCCCATTGAAACGTACTGAGGACTGGCAACAGGGCATAGCGGTCATACCGTACGATCCTGAGTCAGGGAAGTTTGTGTATGAGCAGGTCGCTATAACCGATGGGTTTGCGATGTATAGAGGGAAAGAGTATGAAGCATCAGCTGGTACAAATCATTTGGCATGACGCCCACAGTGTTTGTGAGACTTGGACAACTAAAGGTGAGATGGATGTTTCGCCGTGCATCGTGTCCAGTGTCGGTTGGGTGCTGGAGTCAATCAAAGCAGATCATGTTGTTATCGCTCAGTCACGCATACTTGATGACGACCATTACGACCATGTTCTAGCGATTCCGACCGGCATGATTAAGCAGATCAATCGGTTGAAGGCGACTCGGGTTTTGCCTGTCGGTGATGATGGGATTCAAGTCGAATCCACTGACCGTTGATGTTTATTTCGGCAAACTTGATTTGTTCGGGACGGTAAAAGTTTCCGTTAATTGTTAGGTATTCAACATGATGATCGTTTGCTATAGCGATAGCAAAAACTGGGGTCGTAAACGTCCATTCTTTGTCGCCTGTGACAATACGCATTGGGTTAATTGGTTGCATAAATTCAGTCATCGTCTGGTCTCCTGGCTAGTCGGTCGCTAATCTTGTTTAAGTCTTTGGGCCGCCAAACGTGCACCTCTTCGCCTGAGTCCTCGAGCGCGTTGATCCAGTCCCACTGGTTCTCCGAAACAACACCCTTGTTGGTTTTCAATTCGACAAAGATTGTCCCACGGTATGGATGCGACATGACTAAGTCTGGAAATCCTTGGTTGCCAGAGTTCGGTGTGATCCATTTGCCTGGCCGTATCTGTGCAGGCTGGGTGTGCATCACTCGCCAACCATGCAATTTAGCCAATGTAATCACGGCTTTTTGAAACTCTGCCTCGGATGGTTCAGCCACCGTGCATCAACCGATCAATGATTTCTGAAGCTTCACGCTTAGTGGATGGTGCTTGACCTTCCCAGTTTTTGGCTCGAAGCATCCCAAGTTGTTTGGCGGTCGGCGGTTCACCGGATGAGCCAAGTGCTTGTGTGCGTGCGACAGCTGCAGTTAGTGGTGCTTCAGTTTGGACTTCTGCACCTTGCCGGTAGACCTTGACTATTTCTTCAAGTGACGCACGTTTCTTTGCCCCTTGGTATTGGTAGTTAGCCAGGGCCCGTCCCACGCATGACGTTTCACAGTTTTCCAAAGCACTGGTTTTATTAACCATTGACGACCCACGGATCTCTTCTGCCCATCCCGTAGTTGTCGGGACTGTGTCGCCTATGTCGGCGTAAAGGTCGGCGCGCATAACAATTCGAGTGCCGTCGTCCACAATCAGTTCGGTGACAATGCGTCCTCTAGGGCAGTCTTTCCAAAACATTGGTAGGCGTTCTGCTACTTCGGCGTAGTCGGCTGGGTTGAAACTCATATCAACTCCTGCAATTCGTCCTTATAAAACCATTGTTCATTTATAAGAACTGAATATTCTTCAACATCGCTTTGAAGAATCATTCCCCAAAGCGTGTGAAAATCAACGGCATCTTCTGCAAGATCAGAATCGCTTTCTTCGGCAAAACTGAAAGTAATTCCAAGAACAAAAGTCCAACCAATATCAAAGACTTTTATTTTCATGGGCAATAAAGGTGTTATTGAATTACGAATCATGATTCCATGTCCTTTAAGTGTCGGGCCTGTGCAGGCGTTTGGTTTTTAAGATTGTTAACCACTCGAATCATGGAGACACAACGTGCAGTTTCTTCAACTGTCATGCCTTTGAAACCAGACTTTTCAGCGCATTTAAGACATATGCCACGCAGCTCTACACGCATCCGCATATCAGCCGAATTAAAACCTGACGCGCAAATGTTGCAGTTCACTTGAAACCGCCTAGCCTCATGGCCACAATCGTGTCCTGCGTTGACTTCGTGAGATTAGACAGATAGATACCGTTCTCCTCAGCAACATAAGCCAACTCAAACAGGGCTTTCCTGAGCATCCCGACATCTTCGGCTTGGCGTTCAATTTGCCATTGTGCGGCTTTCATAGCTATCTCCGCTTTAGTAACAGCGCGAGTCATTTCTTGAATCTTGTCGATCATGTCGGGTCCTTTACTTGTCGGTACTTACCATCACTATAAACCATCGGTGTGGCTTTGCGATCGTTGTAATTCTTAGACCTGATTCGCCGACGGTCGTTCTCGGTAGTGCCAGCCCAAATACCTTTCTCGTCTGGGTGACTCATAGCGCACGCCAAACACTCAACCCGTACCGGACACGCATCACAAAAAGGCTTAATAACATTGAGGTTTCGTGATGACTCAACACCGTTGGACGGGAAGAACAGGTCTAGCGGTAGTGCTCGACATGATGCTTTGATCTGCCAGTCGGGTCGGTTGATGTTCAGCACAAGTTCCACGGCCTCCAACCACAATTACCGTTGGCTTCCAGCTCCGAGTACAGCAGATAAGCAAAACGCAGGTTCAGGGTCGGGTCGCTCATCGCTTCCTCAAACGGCATACTAAAAACTTGCTCAACATAAGAACGATGCAATTCGTTAATTTGTGCGATCCCGTGATCGGAATTGTTAAACCGTTTTGCCAGTTCAGGGTCACTGGACAAAGGCGTAATGTTGAGGCACCTTGTCTCCTTCCAAAGCAGGCGACCCAACTTCTTGAGTGTCTCAGTGTCATTGGGCCAACCAACCAAAATTGCTGTTGGGAACCATTCCTGACAATTAGTCTCATAGGGCACAGGAGCAACAGTTGTGGAGGGCTGTGAGACAGTCGTAGAAGGCTCTGTGAGCGCCTCAACCCGTTCCGCCTGCTGTTGAGGCGTTAGATCTTGTAAAGCGATCGTAGAGCGAACTGTCGTTGTGGGTTGATCAGTCGAGTCAACACCACCTACTGCCAGAGCTGCACACATCAAATAAGTAAAAAGGGCTAAACCTAGAAAACGACGTACGTTCATGATTCCTCCATTAGTCGGGTTTTGAAGTCGGGAACTGTCTACCGACTCTACTCGGTGGTTGTCAAGGCACTACGCAATGAGGCTAGGGAACTGCTCAATCATGCGTTCTACCGCTGGGGTCCATGTATCACCCGTGACATATTGCAGGTGCCATGCCTCAAAGTTTGGGTTAGTTGGTTCTGCGACAGCCCAAGTGAAACCGTATTCAAGAGCTTTACAAGTGCTGAAACCGTCGCCTAGCAACCATTTGCAAATTGGTGAATTAAGCCCACAGTTAGCAACATCTATTGCTAATCCCCAACCATGGTCGGAATGACCTGGACTAGCACTAGGGCTTTTGCCTGGCTTCAAATACCATTTCTTGCCTTCCCAAACACGGATTACTTGTGGCACACGGCCACCGTCCGTAGTCGAGTAACGATCCTTGAACATGATTAGTTGCGTTGCGTAGGTCCGGTATGCGCCGACTTGGTTGCACACCAGCTTGTTGAAGTAGGCGTCTAGTCGTAAACAATTCCATGCTGTTGCAGCGTGTTTTTCTAACGATCCTGTTGGTGCTTGGATTGTTCGCAGTACTGCTTTGTTTACTTTGCCGTTTGTTTGACCTTTGAGGTCTGTCGGTTTGATGATTGGCAGTACTGGAAATTTCACTGGGGGTCCTTTTTGCGGATGATTGGCTCAACTGGTTTGTTGGTGAGTGCGGCCATACCGTTGCCGACTGAGTAGCCCACAATCATGGTGATGATCGGTAAGCCTTGGTCTTGGTCTATTGCTTTGACTGCGATGAGTACGGTCATACAGATAAGACCTACTAGAGCAATCAAGGCTTTAGATGGGTTGAAGGTCATGGCATCGGGTGGTCGTTGATGTACTGAACGCAATAAACAACCCATGATTCATATTCTTCGTCTGTCATAAGGCGTTCGGTGTCATCTACTTGAATAAAGACGGCATCTTGTGGGTAAAGGGCTTTGTATTCGTCAATAGTCATAATTATTTCCTGTATCCGTAGACGCGGATTGTTCCGCCTGTCATTGTTCCTGAAGCCGCTGTCAAAGTAAAACTAGTAAAAGAACTTGATACGCCATGAATACCTACATTGTTTCCGTAGACAGTCGAGTACCTTACTCTTGAACGTATTTCCGTGTTTGTCGCCAAAAAAGGGTTGTTAACTTCTATAAATCCGTTTCTTGTTGCTGAACCGCCTGCATAGTTCCAAAATGTCAGGTTGTTTCCTGCGTCAAGGTTCACTGCGCCGCCTAAGAAACTTCCATATATAAAAGCCCAATAGTATTGGGTTGCGGAAGCCCCAAAAGTTAGACGGTATGGCCCATCAACTGACGATGTACCGCCACTGTCCACGATTAAATAGTTGTCGTAGTCAGCCGAAAAAGCACCAGTTACGGTTACGCTAGATACCCCAGTACCGACGGCTTGTGACTTGACAAGCCACAAGCCGACGCTGTTCATTTGTGCCGCTGTCAGGACTGCGCCCGATGTAAAGTCTGGGGGGGTCGTCATAATGTTTTCTCCTTTACCAACCGAGCCGGCAGGTGTCCAAAATACCTAAAGTTGTCGAATTAAGCGTAAAAAACTGGTAGTACGTTGTTGGGCTAAAAAATACTTCAAAAGTAGTTTGCTCAGGGGTTGCGTTGACAGCAATACCTTCAATCGCAACCGATTCGGTTGTGTCTGAACCTGCACCCGGCACACGGTAAACCAAATCCCAGATTAGATTTTGATTAACGCTACCCATAAAAGCATCTACAAATTCGTTTAATGCTGTTTGATTTTGTATTAGATCTACAAAACCAACCGACCAAGATTCTGTTTCTGGGTCAGATTGGCTGAACGCTAACCATTGAGCAAGCCCTAAAGCCTGCGTTGTCGTTGCGTCGACTGTAGTAACCGTTTCTTGAGCGTTGCCGTAGGCCGTAAACGACGCGTTATTTGTTGCGGTCTGTTGTGCTAAACCCTGTGGCGCAATAGTCACGTTGTTAATAAAGTTCAGACCAGCCTTGTTGTGGTTTAGCGTTTGATAGGCGATGGCTGAAGCGGTTGGGCTGTTTCGTGTAAAAGTAAAACCCGACACAAAATCAGCCATAAAGTTTCGAGCAATGACTTGTACTACATCACCCTGAAAGCGGACGCCACCTTTTTCAGTGCTGGTTATCAAATTAAAATAGTTTAAAACTGAACCCGTATAGGTTTGGGCGCTTGCCACAGATTGACCAACGCCAAAGTTTGCAACATCGCCGATCTGATAACCACTCGTTCTCCATAGATCCTCAAGTTGGTTCAATGTTGATTTTTGTGCAAGCGACACATTATTAACAACATTGCGCCCGTTGCGGGCTAGCACGTCAGCAAGGCTCACGGTTATTGTTGACATACCTGTGTTGCCGGGGTAATCGTTGAAGACAACATTTTGCACCCAGAAAGTACATCCATAACCTGTCGTGGGTTGTTCTAAATTAAATTCGTCGTTAAAACCAAAGTATTGAGCCACATTCGTTTGGTTGTTCAAAGTGACAGTCAAGATGCCGCCAGAGTAGGAATCAAGGTAGTTGCGTCTACCTTGCTGATAACTAAACGACAAAACAGAACTTGTGACATCCACAACCGTCGGTGTCTGTCGCTCTAAAACCCAACTAATTTTCGGCATTACATGGCCCTAGTGTTGACCGGCACAGGGCCCGATTGACGGACGTACTGTTGCAACGCTCTTACGATGCTGTTGGGGTCGCCACCGTTGACATTGACAGTGATACCGCCACCACCAAGCGCATTGTTTGGTGTGATGCTCCCAGACGCACCAGGCGTAAACAACTCGGGTCCACGCTCACCCACAAGGTAAGTTCCCCCGCCCATGACCGGACCACCAGCTGCACGAGCACCACGGAACCGCATGGCGTTTAGTTCAGGTGTATAACCGCCAGCACCAATAATGTCAATCAGACCAATAGCACGCTCAAGGTCACCAGTATCTACAAGCACTCGGATCTGATTCTTTTGCGAATTAGTCAAAGTAATCATTTCCGCAAGATCAAGCACCTTTAATTTGGCGTCAATCAAACTCTGTTCGTATTCACTAAGAGCACCATCAGCGCCATTAAACGCTTCCACGGCTTTTTCTTTAAGTTGGTCAAGCATTCCTTTAGCGTCTGCAACTGCACTCTCAAGTTTTAATTCGTTTTTAAGATTCTGGAATGCTTCCTCAGTTGCAGATGTCGCTTCCTCAAGTAACAACATTTGTTCCTCAAGTTTGTAAGTGTCGTCTTTGGCACCCTGTACTCGACTGGCGTAATAACCGCCGTACATATCGGCGAGGGCTTTCATTTCAATTCGTGCAGCTGCAGCCTCGTTGCCCATTTTTGCTAAGTCTGCATCTGAGAAAACATCCTCAACGACGCCTCCAGCACCACGCAACGCTTCAGGTAATTTGGCTAGCAATTCAAGCAACTCAGCAACTTTAGGAATTAAACGCTCGCCGAGGTTGATAGCCATTTTCTCAAAGGAATCTTTGAGTTGGTCCATAGCGGCCCGATAGTTTTTGGCTTTGTCAACTTCTTCTTTGTCAATGATCTTTGAGTCGTCAACGCTGTCTAGTGAAGCTTTGAGATCATCGGCGCCCATCTCAATAAGTTCGGCCATGTCCTGCCAGCCTTTGCCAAGCAGCTGAGCGGCAACCTTGGCTTTCTCTGCAGGGTCCTTGATTGCTTTGATTCGATCAATGGTGTTAAGGAATGTTTCGTTGACGTCTAACGATCCGTCTTTTAGATAAACAAGGTCAACGCCAAGGTCACGAACTTTGTCAGGGTCGGCTCCAATAGTTCGGTTTAATTTGCCAATAGCAGTTTCAAGTTTGTCAACAGGAACGCCAATGTCCCCGGCGGCTTCCATAAACTTTGAAGCATCTTCGATAGTTAAACCAGTGGCATCACTAAACTTGCCTGCGGCGATCGCTAGGTCTTGGAAATCCCCGATTGCTTTAATAGCAAAAGTTGCAATGGCTGTTCCGGCCACAATTGCTAGGTTGCCTGCTTGCGCTTTGACACCATCGAAAGCAGCCTTAGAACCAGCCTTGAACTTGCCCATAGTTCCATCAGCTGCAGCAATGTCTGCTTTGAACTTTCCGAACTGGCGCCTGGCTTCCTGTATGCCTTTGTCTTGAAGGTCCGTAATGATCGGAATACGGATAGCCATTACAGCACCAACGCTTTCGTTAACTGGTTAATCTGAGCCATAACCTCATCAACAGATTGCTTCATCTCAGTTTCAACTTGACCGGCATTGTTCTCATACGCACGCCACATTACTCGAGGCTTATTGCCCCAACCGTTTAGAGCATCAGCGAGAGGGTTTGAATTAGTGCCAGCGAATTCCACAATTGAAGCTGCAGCATCCTTGTTCACAATCGTTAGAACAGCATCGTTTTTCTTTGACAGAGACGTCTTAACAGAAATACCACGCACAGCTGCGCTCTGAACATACGGAAACAAACCTCTGCCACCAGGTGCCCAAGTGCGACTAATACCAGACGGCCATCCCCCATTCTTTTTAGTTGGGTCGCCATACGGATACAGTTTTTTGGCTTCATCAACGACAGGCTTAAGAATCTTTTTAGCGTCCTTAAAAAACTGTTTTTGAACCTCAGGCTGAACCTTTTTTAATGCCTTCAAGGTGGACTCAAGCCCATCAACAGATATCGACATGGTTCACCTCTCCTTCAGAATCTTCGCGACTGTCGAGAGGTCGTCTGAATCAAAGTCTATACCAGGTGGCCAGTAGCCAGTTATGACTAACAGCTGGGCTAGAGAGTAGCGGTGTGATCCGCTTTCGTAGGGTTTGAGGACGCAGTACTCACAATCTCAATCTCTACAAGCTTGTTAACAAACGAGTCAAACTCCACCGGAATGGTTTGTCCGTGTTCGGTCTGAATCTTGGCTGTGTACCAAGCCATGAAAGCCATGTCCTCCATACCAAAATTGTCGGCAAGGTCAGACGTTTTCATTTTGAACTTGCGTTCCCATGCGACAAGCGTTGCAAGCGTTGTCGTGATTGTGGCAGGTCCTTGACCAATGTCAAAACGGATCGTGAGTTTCATGTCGGGTCCTTTGTTTAGGTTTGGTTAGATCAGACTTCAGTCCAGGCGAAAGTGCCTCCACGCAGGACTATGGTGCAACGGCTGAGCTCTCCAAGCGAATAGATTACTGGTAATTCTTCAAGATACCCATTGGTTAGGGTCCCTAGGGGGTTTGTGGCGCTTACAGCGGCCGACGTTTGCTTGATGGTTACTGACGCAATTTTCGTACCAACTAGGGCTTTAAAAGTTGCGTAAGTCTCACTGCTGGCCGTGCTCCAGTAGAGCTCCAAGGTCAAAGTGTTGTCCTGCAAACCAGCCGTGAAACTGGTGGCAGTCGAGCCGAACGCATTGTCAGGCAAAGCCATGATCTTCTGCGACAAGTTTGCACTTGTGCACTGATCCGAAATATCAACAGCGCCAATAGAAACAATTGGATTGGATAGGTATGTCGAAGTAGCCATGACGGATCAGTCTTTCTTTGAAGTTGGTGCGTCGGGCTTAACGGTCAATTTAGCACCCTTGGAAGGGTGAGTGTCGGAACGCTGAATAAAGCCACCTTCAAGTAGCCAATCAATGTCGTCAGACGGGCCAGCAACAAACGCTGTGCCGATTTCGCCGACTCGAGTACTTGTAATTACATATCTGTCCATTATGAATCCTGTGCTTGTAGTGGGATGAGTAATTCGTATCCGGCATAATCAGCGCCACCAACAGAAACAACTTTTGGTGATGCACTCATAACCGCAACGTCTTTTGTGACCAGTTCAGCAGTGAGCGACAGGAGCTGGCGTAGTGCGTCAAGGTTGCCAGGGCCGTTACTGATTAAGGTCACAGGGAACGTCATTTTGACAATGTTGCCGTTGAACGACTCGATGGATGGAGCATCCACAAAAGCGCAAGGTGCAGCGATATTGCGAGGATCGTTAACAACCCTAAGCCCCGAAATAGTTTGGAGAGTAGTGACCAGATCATCTAGTGCCTCGTTCAGAAAGTCCGTGTAAGCCATTTTAGGCGACCTGTGGTCTGTTGATGCCTAACAACTGTTTGACGATGCCTGAGAGCCCTACAGTGGGCGCTGACGCCATATCTGTGAATGATGCGAACTGGTCAACCGAACCACGCTGACGATAAAGAGCGGAACCGTACATGAGCGTTCCGAGCGTGACATCTCCACCAGGCGAAGTGGTTAACGAGTCTGTGTATCCGGATTCCTGACGTCGGCGGAAACAGAACGAGTTCGCAGCTGCAGCAACCTGCACCAAAAATGCTGTCTCGTCACCAGCGGTAGTAATGCCAAGGTATGTCGCAATCTGTGGGCCCGTGACCCAAGTGCAAGTTTCGGTATAAGTCAAAGTTCCAGCAGTTGTGGAGCTTCGATCTAGATCACTACCAGCGTTGTAAAACAACACTTGGTTAGGAATCGGTTGGTTGACATCAAAAAGGAGATCGCCTTCAGAGTCAACGCCAAGAAAGTAGTAACTCGGCAGATCGTAAATGACATGAGTGCCGTTGAGCGAGTGACCCAAACTAGCGAGTGTCATTGACTGCCCAACAGCGACATCGGGTTCCGTCAGCGTTTGGACAACCGCATAGTTATCCAACCGCTGGTGGAATGTGACTTGGTATACAGCCATGATCGGCTAACCGCCTTTCGGGCTAGTAGTTAGGCGATGGTGATTGATTGAATGAAACTCGACTTAGCGACGAAGGTGGCGAAGTACTGGTGGATACTCAGGTTCTTGCCAAGTGTGCTCGGGTTGTCAAGGCTCAACAATTGCGGGCCTGATTCGTAGATTTCAAAGCCTGGTGCGTAAACAACAAGCATGGTTCCGGAAGCGAAGTTGTTGTCAACGACGACATTCAAACCGAGAACATTCATGCTGGTGTACTGGAGACCAGAGACGTTACCAATCGAGTTGGTGGTCATCATGCCGTTGGCGTTGTAACCAAACACAGGGCGCTTGTCAGCATCGGTCTGCTGGCCCAACTTTTCCCATACATCAGGCGACACGCACAAGTGAGTGGGGAAGAAGTTTGAATCTTCCGCAATTTCTCGAGCGGCGTCGTACAAGGAGCTGAACAACGAAGTCGGATCGGCGTCAGTAACAGTCCAAGTTGAACCTGATGCAGTCTTGCCAGCAACCAAAGCGTCAGCTGCAATATCGTCAGTCTTGATGAGCACTTGACCAGCGAGGTCGTTCAAGACAACTTGCATTGCTGCAGGATCGGTGAAGTCAATGTCTTGGCGTGACAAAGTGACCTGACCGGCAACCGTTGACTTGGTGACAGTGTTTGAAGCAACAACCATTGTGGTGGCCGACACTGCGTCAAGCTGATTTGATTGAGTTGCTGCAGAAGTGTGGGTCGTGATCGTCGGACGGATGAACTGACGGCTAGGTGTGTTCGGCATGGCTCGAGCGCCAAAAGCGTTAACGACTGGACGGACGAAATTGAGGTCCTGGAACACGGGACCCAAAACGCTGACGCTGAGCAAGCCTGGCGTGTCAGAAGTCAAGATGTCACCAGCTGCTGCTTGAATCGCAGTCTGATTACGCTTTGAAGCCTGAACAAAAGCATCGTTCACTTTGTGCCAAGTGTCGCCACCAGTGTGGTAAGCGGCAAGCATTTCGGATGCGCTAGGCATAGCGAACTCACGCTTGGGCTGAGCAAAGATCGGTGCGGTAGGCACAATGACTTCCTCTGAAACGATTGGGCTAAGTTCCATTTTTGGTTCTTCCTTTTGTTCTTCGACTTGTGGCGCTTCCGCCGCTACTTTTGTAATTATAGACTCTGAAAATGCAGCCTGTGGTACAAGGCTAATTTCCGACCAATCAGCGGCTAAAACAGTCATGTTGCCTTTGTCGTCATACTTAAATTCAGTCGGATTTACACCAACGCTAAGCTCCATAACTCCATCAGCTGCGAGCACTAACGCTTCATTGCCAAGGTTTGTGGAACTGATTTTCATGGCCAGCAACATCTGTTCGCCAGTGTCAACTCTTTCGCTTACTAAGCCAATAGGCATGGTGCTGTCGTGGTACATATAAACACGAGGTGGGCGACCATCAACGGGCAAAGAGCCTGGTGCGAAAGAAACCGTAGTTCCATCGCTCACAGTTGCAAAAGTGTTGTATTGAACTGCAACGCCTGTGATGGTGCGACGATCCTGCCCGTCAGGGCCTGCAGCTTCTACAGCGAAAGTGTTTGAACTAAACCTGATCATGCCAACTCCTCTTGAGTGTTTTCTTGCTTTTGTTCTGTTTCTTTTTTCATGTAACTGTCAGCTTCTAACCACTTCTCAACATCCCATTTGACATAGGTGCCTCGAGGAAGTTGCTGGCTGAGGGCTGACGAAATTGCCTGTGCATACATTGATAATCCAAATGTCCACAAGTCCGACTTAGCGCCTGCGCTGTTGGTATAAGCGTAACTTCCGCTGGAAATTCCTAATAAATATGGGGGGACGTTGCACAAGTTAGCCACTTCTTTTGACTGGTATTCGGCTGCATCAATCAACAACATTTTGTCCGGTGTCGCTGTCGTTTCTGTGTAAGTCAAAAACTCGTTAAGAGCTGCAGTCTGGTTAGTGCTTCGAGCCTCGTTAAACGCTTCAGCCAAAGCACCTAACTCCTCGGCCGACAACGGTTCTCCGCCAGTCTGCTTTAGTACCCCAGCTGGTATTGCTGAACTTGCGTTACGGAAACGGGCATCGCACAATTTCAGAGCGGTAGCGATGGTTTGTTCGCTCATGTAAATCATGCCCTGCGTAGGACTGTAAATCTGAACAACATCGGCAGGATCTAGAGCGCCACCATTGAAGTAAATTTCTTTGCTTTTACCGAACCACACCGGACCTTCAGCGTCAGCCGTGTCAATGGAGCCTTGCGGTAGACGGGTGGCGGACGCCATGTAACCGTCTTTTGTTCGGCTGGTGATGTAGAGGAAGCAACGACCAAAAAAGAACAGGTCGTCAAAAATCCACGGGAACAAAAACGAGTTAGGCATATCGGGATCAAGTTGGCGTAGCCAGGTGCGAGGAGCCAACGGCACAGTCTCCATCTCGTTGCCGTTCCAAATCTCGGTGCACATCTTTAATTCCATACTTGCCAAAACTGATGCCATAAGGTCACGGCTTCGACTAATCGCAGGAACAGAAATGGCACGATTACGAGCCAAGCCAGACTGGTACGTATACCAACTGCCGATTGTGTTGGGGGCTTTGTTTTGTCGGTAGTAATTAGTGCCAACTGCAGCTGCAACCGATTCCTCAGGAATAGGACTAATAGCCGCCTTTGTCACTTCTTTTTTGCTAAATAATCCCATTAGGTTTCCTTTGCAGGGGAGTGCCGACGGGTCCCCGACGAACCCGTCGACACGATGCCGATATTAGTTCACCTTACTACCATTATGGGTTTAGCCCGATTCTGATATTTGCTAGAGAGAGCGATACCCCACACTGCACACTTAGCAAGTTCTATTGGTCCTGGACTCGACTTGTGAGAAATCATGACGCCCATTCCAGTCTTTACGAGGACGCTTCTTAATATGTGTTCCGACAAACTGACTTGACCAGAGTGCTTAACACGACCCTCAATAATCATCTTTTGAGCAATGCCTGTCCACTTCAACATTTCGGCCTGACCAACGACAGTCATGCGGCGACGGTAATGCAAAGGCGCATGGATTTCTAACGTCGGCGTAATAGCCAGGGCAACAAGCTTGTCATCCATGACTCGGTCAATCTCAGACCAAAGCGCCGTTTCGTTATCAACAATAAACTCAACATAAGTGTGCACAATGCCGTCAAACATTGACGATCTGACGCCGACATAACGGTTTGTGTCCATTGACATTTCCACGGCAAGGACGCCACCGGCAGGCATTGGGTCATCAGTTTTACAAGACGCCCAAACGCCTTCCTCCAACCAACTGCCTCGACTACTGACCCACATATTTAAGTGGGCACGCAAGAACGATTCTTTTGTAGATACAGCCTGGAGTGCTTCAACCGTGAACGTCTTACCCAACGCAGGGTTTGCGTAAATCCAGTTTTCCGGGTTACGTCAGTCGCGATCGCCGATACTCCACTCAGCGAAATAGAGCCGTGTGCGTTCGCCTCGTTCAATCTCCGAGATGGCCGTCGCTCGCATA